GAAAATCGGCTTCTCTGAATGTCTCGTAAATTCTACGCCAATCTTCAACTCCAAAGATTACTGTTTGTCTTGTGGTTCTGGCCATAATTTCTCAATTTCTATTATTTATCGAATGTCAAAATCTCTAGAGTTTATATGAAACTAGCATCTCTTTGAATTTGATTAAAAAATATAGCTAGTCTTTCGCTGTTATTTGATGGTACCACAGTGATTTCGATGTCAATCAATAAACCATTATCTTGTGGATAAACATTGGCTGACTGCAGATAAATTCTGGGATCCCCTCCGCAGACTCTTTGTATCTCTGTCAATATTGCAGCCTCGGTGGATTGATCTAGGTTTTCAAACACATAATCCCAGATTTTAGTGCCGTATTCTGGTTTACCCGGCAATTGACCTTGACGAATATTAAATGCATTCAGCAGATCTCTTTTTATCAAGGCAAAATCTACTAAAGTAAATTTTTTATTTTGATCAATGGTGTTAAAACCGATAAAAGTTGTCATAATATATATTTACGCTTATTCGCCATAATCTGGTATATCAACTTTATTGTCTCCAATTATATTGTTGAAAGATGCATCCACAGTTTTTCTGTTTACAGTATTGAATACTGCTTTGGCTTTTTTTATTCCAGTTTGCAACGGGTTTCCTCCTCCTAGCCCTCCGAAACTGCCCAATGCACTTAGTCCACCTAACCCTCCCAATCCGGCCGTAAGCCCGCCTAAACTTCCTGACAATGCACCTGTCAACTGACCTGTCACACCTGACAATGCACCTGTCAACTGACCTGTCACACCTGATAATGCACCTGTCAACTGACCTGTCACACCTGATAATGCGCCAGTCAAAGGGGCACTGAGATTTGTTAATTGCCCGGACAATCCACTAGTGAGTCCTGACAGATTTTTACCAAGGCCGCCCACTAAATCATTCAATCCAGTGGGTAGCCCAGAGGTAAGATTACCGGTGAGTTGATTTAACGAACTATTGATATTTCCTGTGATTCCCGAAATCACAGACTGCGGATTTCCTAATTTTCCTGCTATGGCGCCAAAGGTCGCTCCAAACTCACTGGATTTAGCAAAATTAGCTATGTCTGGCACAGATTTAGATAGTGTACCGTTTATTAATTTCACTGCCGAGTCTGTGCCAAATTTTGTTGCAGTGTTTATCACTGCTGCTACATCTTTATTACTGACCAGATTTTGTATAGCTCCAGAATTTGTCAACGATCGAAATTCTGAAGTCATGAGATTTTCCTGTATAACATTCTGAACTTTGCCATTATCTAACAAGTTAGTGATATTATTAATTCCCATCTTTCCTGTCCAAGCAGTGGGACTTGATAAATTACTCACTAGATCATTTCCATTTTTAGCTATTAAATCTGTCATTCCCGGTTTAATAATTCCTTGGTTTTCTAATTGTCTGGCATTTAATCCAAATTTACCTAAACCTAATTCATTTGATACTGTGTTTACACTTTGACCTACTTGTTTAACAGTCTGTGTCAGTAATCCTTGAACCGTAGACGCATCCAAACTACCAATGTTGACATTAGTGGCTCCTTGTTTAATAAAATTACCCACATTAATTGCATTTGTCACCGCCACATTGCTGAGATTAGTTTTCAATGTTGCCGAGGACACTGTGGAAGCAAGAGCATCAGAATTAATTTGTGCACCAGCAGAAGTTAACCCTTTACTGGCCTGTTGAACAGCATTTAACATTTCTCCTCTCTCTAAACCCACTAGACTTCCTGTGTTTTTTTGAGTGTCAAATATCTGTCGAGCTTGTTGTTGAGTGGATCCAGTGGGGCCTTTCACAACATATGTGACTCCGTTGTCGTCTGTGAATTCAAATATATTCATGTTTTGATTTCTATACTCCAACCTTGTGGCACAGGCACAGCACTTGGAGGCGGTGGTGGTGGTCCTGTTTCTAATTTCACTTCTACATCAACTCCGGCATTATGATATGGATAAGGTTCATGTGTGGGAGCTCTACTGACAATACTTTCTAATCCGTCGGGTTTGATTTGCCATCCAGTTCTATAATTATAACTTGTGTCATCTAATAGAACTTTGGCATATAATTTCGGAGGACTCACAGGAATAGCCGCCGGTCCATTGAGAAATATGGGCTTACCCTTAAAGGTCATGGGTCCTGTGGAGTCCCAACTGGCCAAAGCACTTTTCATTGCTAAAACTGCTCCGCTGCTGATACCCATTTTCATTCCTGAATATATGCTGACATCTGTGTCACTGGCTATTTTCACTGCCTTTATTCCTCCGAGGTTGGTTTCTTCTTTGGCTTTGACATTAAAGTTTCTTCCTGCATAGATATTAACATCACGGTCGGCATGTAAATTTAAATCACCATTGGTTCGAACATTTACACTATTAGTTGAAAAAATATCTACTGTGCCTTGTGCACCTAACTCAATCCAAGTCTGTCCATTGGCATGAGTTATATAGAAAAAATTACCACTGTCACTCATGGTAATCTGATGACCTTGACTGGTTCTAATTCTCACTAAATTATTATTTCCATCTAAGTCACCGTCATCTAATACTAAACTATGTCCGCCTAATCTACCCTGTACTTGAATATCTTGAGGTCTGACTGCACCTGACAATATTTTTTTCCTGATGTCGTCAGACTTTAAACCACCTTGATAAATTGGCCTTCCGGGTGTACTGAATCCAAATACTGCGCTGGGGCTTTCGCGTTGACTGCTGCTACTGATCGGACCTCTTTCAGAATCGTTTACTAGTCCTTGCTGAAAAAAGGTCGCAGCTTGAAAACTATGTACAGGCTTGGGCTGAGCAAAAAATTTAGGACTATTGGCATTTGCAGTATTATTGTCATTTATCTCTGTCACTGGTAATTGAGCCACACCATTGAAATAACTGGCCTGTGTGGAGTTACCGACCACATAATTTTTTGCAGCTCCCACTGCAGGAACCATGTGTGTTAAGCCAGTGTCAGGTATACATCCCACATAATAACCATCGTTTTGATCTCCTGCAGGAAAAAAACATAAAACTTTAACACCTAAATCCGGCGGGGTAAACCACATACCATAACTCTGTTGATTTCCAGGATATTGTCCAGGCCCATTATCTGAGGCCTGTGCCACCGGAGTAATACCGTAAAATGGGCTAATATATTTCACGGTTTTCCAAAGAGTTTTATCATCTAATATGGGTGCACCTGTTTTGTTAATAGCACCAAATTCTGGAATATAAACTTGTAGTTTACCGGACCGAGTGGAATCTATATTATTAACTACAATTCCTATATAGGGACCCATTTCGGCAGGCACGCCACCGCGATCAAATTGAAACTCTCTGGGTCTGCCTGTGCTTCTTTCAATATTTTCTGCCATATTATTCTTCTCTCGACATCACTTGATTAGATTGATTGTTATTTTCCACAGCACCGGGATTCTGAGTTAACACATTTCCTGTCAGGGTAAACAATCCTGGACTACTGGGATTATATACAGGTTGATTGGGTAATCCCTCAAAACCGCTGACCATACTCAAATTATTGGGCGCAAAATCGCCACCTTGAAAACTGGTGCTGACTGAATCTTGCATTCTCACCGCTACATTAGATAATGTTCTATTAATTAATTGTCTGTCGCTGACTGCTGCTGCTTGAGATTCCATACTGCGTTGATTATCTGCAGATACTTGAGTATTGAGATTTCTTATGATCAGATAACCATCAAGATCTTGTGTGAATCTTCCACCTTTGAAGATACTGGTGCAAATTCTGGCACCATAGGCATAACTCTGTTTAGGTGTGCCGGTATTAAGTGCTCCGGTACCGGCCTGTGTGGAATTTTTCACAGGATTAATCAGTCCATTGCCATTGGCATCATAATCCTCTGGACTATTCCAACTGACTTCAAAAAAGATTGTACCGTAATCCACATTAATAGTACCATCGGCTAAAAATGGGTTACCGTTTAGATTAAGTCTGTTGATACTGCCTGCACTTTCTCCTTGAAATATCCAAGCAGGATCGCCCATAATAGTTAAATTTATAGTTTTTTGATCTCCTGGACTATAGAAATAATCTGCTAAATTTGCTGCTGCTTCATTGGTACGCAACGGTCCGCCGTGAGTGCTCTGACCACTTCTGGGATAAAATACAGTTTTTCTAAAATCCAAATAATTTGCACTGGTGGTATCTGACAATATCCCGCCGCTCAAAACTCGGTGATATTGAAAATCATAAGTCTGTTCAAAATTTAAAATCGCAGTATTTTCTCCTGTGAACCAGTACTTGTATTCCTTTTGTACT